CCGCTTCGAACGCTTCCAAGTCTTCGGGTCTGATACGGTAACCTTTACCGATCCTGATTGCCGGCAGTTTCTTTTCCCGAATCCAGGCCCATACAGTAACGACCTTGACGCCGTATTTTTCGGCGACCTGCTCACAGGTTAGGTATTTTTCCATTTTTTAACCTCCTTTCTGTTGACTTTACTTCGGTTTACTTGTATAATAGTGAGTGCGACCAAACTAAACACAAGCTCCTGATTTTTTCCGAAAAAGGGAATTATCAAGGGGTCTGCTTTGCTATTCCCTATCGGATTGACTTCATTATACTTCATTATACTTGCGTTGTCAATAGGATACATGTGTTTTATTTCGTAAAATTGTTTTTTATGGGTATCTTTTCAGAATCCACACAGGCCAGGCTTGCCGAACTTGAAAAAGAGAAGAAGGACCTTGAAGGGCGGATCGTCCAGGAAGAAATTATCACGCCGAAGGTGACGAAGAACCAGGTTATTTTCTGGTTAGAACAATTCAAGAACGGCGACGTGAATGATCCGGCATACCAGAAGAAAATTATTGACGTATTCGTCCAGGCTGTTTTCGTCTATGACGATCATATAACCATAACCTATAATTACATTGACGAAAGCGGACGGCCGCGGACTGTAAGCGTTGAAAAAGGCGACTTCCCGGCCGATCCTGTGAAGTGTGCGGAGGGTTCGACTTTGACGTCTTCCCCTCCACCAAAGCAAAATAAGGCGAACCCCTTTGAAGATATTCTGGTCTTCCAGGATTGTTTCGCCCTGATAATAAAAATAGCGGACAGGCTATAAAGGCCCGTCCGCTTTTATTATACGTTATCAATCTTTCGGGGCGTCGCCGCCAGGGTCCTTCTTTTCGTGCTGGGTTCCGAAATAGAAGGCGATTACCATAGTTACGACATGCATTGTTGCCTGTGCGTCGAATTCGCCGCGCAATGCCAGGATAGCAAAGACCGCAATAACGACAAAGGTAACAATGGTCTTGACGTTAATTAACTGTGCCAGCTTTTCAACTATTTTAGACACTATTTCCCCTCCAATCTGTCTATTCTGAGATGTGCCTGTTTCGCTGACGCTTCAACCGCCGTCAGCCGTTCGGCGATTTTAATATATAGTTCGTCCTGCTTATCCTGCTTACGCTTGATGTCGTCGATACCGGCTTTTATGTAGCCGATTTCTGTAAGAAAAACGCCGTCGGTTTTTCCTTCTTCTTCGGCGTCTTTTTCGCTGTTTTTCCTGAATGTTGCGTATCCGATCGCGGCCCCCAGCACGGTACACGCGATCGAAATAACGACTGTCAATTCTACTGTCATAGATTCACCCCACTTCCGACTAAACCGGTATTTTTAGAACCTGGCCGGCGTAGATTGTAGTTCCGGATAGGCCATTCAGCTTTTGAATTTCGGGCCACCTGGACCCGCTTCCAAGTTCTTTCTGTGCGATCGCCCATAAGCTGTCACCTTTTTTGACCGTATAGGTCTTATAGGTTTTCGCCGGCGGTCCTCCGGTGTTGCCGGAAGGGATTTTGATCTTCTGTCCGACGTGGATAATATTCGGGTTTGCGATCCCGTTATATTCGGCCAATACCTGATAGGTAGTCCCATAAGCCGCCGCTATTTTGGATAAGGTGTCGCCTTTTTTCACGATATAAACCGTTTCTGAAGGCTTCTGCTCACTGGGACCAGTACCGGAAGAATTTTCATGTTTTATGTCCCAGGCGGTTAGGCTATACTTCTCAATTAGGTTGATTAGTTTATCCGTATAACCTGGATCAGTGGCGTAACCGGCTTCATAAACATATCTACAGGCCAGTTTGTAGTCGGTAAGGCCGCGAAGTTTTTTGTATCTATCCAGGCGATTAAACAGGTCTGAATGATCAGCCAGCGATTCGGCCCAGGACGGGTATTTTCGGAATGTCGCTTCGACGGTGATAAACTTCGAACCGTCCCATTCCTGGGTTTTGCAGGTATACCCCTGGCCGTTATAGGTCCCCTTAATTCCGAACAAGTTATTCGCTTCCGTTGCCAGTTTAGATTTACCCCAGCCGGATTCAAGGATCGCCTGGGCTATTGTCAGGGAAGCCAGGATTCCGGTCGCCTTCATGTCGGCCATAGCCATAGGACCGATCTTGTTAATAAATGCTTTTTGTTCTTCGGTTCCGACCGTTGCTTTTTGACCGTCAGAAGGGGACTGATCCTCATATTCGATATAAGGGCATTTAAGCCAGTGGGTCCAGTTGCGATCTGATAGTTTCGTTTGGCAAACGCCGTCGCCAAATCTGGTGTTGTTTGTCGATTCTATTACCAGACCATTACCGATATAGACGCCGATATGGCCGTCCAGCCAAACGCAAACGCCAGGGATTTCCGGAAGGGTGTTGATAGGACCCTTTTCGGTTGCCGCCTGGAACATACCGTTCGCGGATTTATCAGTTTCGGCTTTATAGTTCTTTGAACCGACGCCGCCCCAGTAATAGGACTTAATCAGACCGACACAGTCGACGCCGTAATAATCTTTACCGATTAGTGCGCGGAATTTTGCGACGCGTGCTGGCGTGTACCAGGACGGATACAGTTTCGCCATGCCTGAAATATAGGAATCAGTCACAAGGCGCATGATACCGCCCCACATATAGACGGTATTCATTTTCAGGGCCTTTTTGACATAGTCGACCAGGCCCGACGCAGTATAAGACATAGACTTCACTTCCTTTCTGGGCAAAAGACGACCCCCTGGAATTCCCCAGGGGGTCATAATCTTTTTGCCGTTTTACTCGGCTTCTGGTGCTTCAGGCTCAATATAACCTATGTCTACCAGGTATTCGTAGACACGCTTATAAAGGCCCTTCGGCACGTCTTCAAGCTGGATTTTTCCCAGAATGATTTCGCTGGCATACAGGCGAACAAGCATTTCGAAAGCCTCCTTTCCAAAGATTATTCTTACAAGGTATATGAAAACGGTGGCCCGCATTTAGGCCACCCCGTTTTCCTGTGAATTATTTTCTTCAGCAAGTGCGGCTTCGACTTTGCTTTTAAGGCCGGCAGGGACTTCTTCCAGCGTGATATTGCCAGCCCTTATTTCTTTGACGTAAAGCTGAACAAGTTTAGACATTGCGCTTCCTCCTATTCTGGGATTGTTCTGGGATTTCTTCCGCGAAGACAACGTCGCAGATTTCCATAATACTGCCTTTCAGAAGTTCGTTTTCTTCAAAAAGCTGTTTAATCAGCAAGTCCTTTTCGTTTTGCTTCTGTTCCTTCGGGACGTGTTCGCATTCTTTAGGATCAAACATCTTCATAACCTCCTTTTAGGCGAAACGAACTGTAACCTGGCTTACTTCTATCTGCTGGTTTCCCTTTGTCAAATAGAACCTATAGGCCAGGCCGTAGTTTGTGGCAACCGTGTTATTTTCGAACGTGTGAACATACCTGTTGACCTTTGCTGTAATGTCTTCCCAAACAGGTTCGTCGTCGAATGGGTTATTGCTTACTTCACAATGCAAAGTGCTGTCAAGTGGCCGTTCAGACGGATAAATTGACAGGAAACATTTAGTAACCAGGCTGTCGGTTGTAAATGCGCGGGAAGCGGCGATCCTGTTTACGGTTCTGCTGAATGTGATCACACGCTGGGCCACTCCGCCGGCGCCGTCGCTTACGGTGATTGTCAGGGTATGGGTCCCAGGAAGAAGTTTAAGCCAAACAGACGACAGATCGGCGGTGTTGGTCGCTCCGCTGGTCGCGGTAAAGGTACGAAGGGTTATTGTTTCGGCTCCGTTAGTCACCTTTTCCGTAACGGTCAGCGTCTGGGAAGCGGATTCCGCGTCCGTGACGGTATAGTCATAGGTCAGCGGTGTTTCGTATGCGCCCAGGTCCTGGTCTGTGCCGCTTATGACCGGATCGGTATTATACACAAGTGGGGTAGGATTTCCGGTCATATAACCAGATTCAGCGCCTTTTGAATCGACGGCTTTAACGCGGACCTGGTAATTGGTTCCGGAAGTCGGAACCGTGTCTTCAATAGTTTTGGCGCTGGTTATTCCAATCTGCTCGTAAGGTTCGGAATCGACGCGCCTTTCAAAAACATAGTTAATCGCGTCGCCTTCCGGATCTGTGGACCCGCCTGTTGTAATAGTCAACGGTTGTCCGGCGCGTGGTGTACCGTGTGAAATAGAAGTCGGGGTTGTAGGTGGCTGGTTCCACTGGATTATATAGGCTCCGTCGGTATCTGGCGAATCAGATACCAAGATTCCAGAGTCCAATTCCAAAGCCGGCCGAACGCCCCCGTCGCCGCCGTACG